GGATCTTCAAATGCTATATTGTGTAGCCTAGAGATTTCTTCTTCAGATTCTTCTGCAGTGATAAATAGATTAAGGGATTGCCCCTGTCCTCCTCCACCTTCTGACATAATCTTCTGACGATGAGCACCCATAAGTAGAATGGTTTCCTGGTTAAGCTCGTAAGCTGTACGGAATACATCCTTCTCATGGTCTGTTAGCCAGTCTTCGCCTTGTACAGATCCCTGAGACTCAGAGATACGTTTCATTGCCTCTTCAGTGTACATACCGCGATCTTTCATGATCGGTAGTAGTACTGGGTTGATTCTGAATACTGAACCACCTGCTGTATCTTGAGCGTAGCAGTTAGCATAAACTGGGTTTATCGTGTAATCCTATATTTTCATATAGGCACGGACTATCTCTTCACATTATAGTAAATGTGTTCACTGTTTCCAGCCACGTTTCAATAGTGGCCGTACTTCCCTACAAAGGGAATAGTCTCTACACCTTCTAGGTGACATCTTTGTATGTTTTATGATTAATAATATTACTTATAGTTGATGTAGGCACACCATACTGTTTGCTAAGTGACTTTTGGGATTGATCTTTAGTTGATACTTTAGTACGTATATCACGTACTTCACAATCTGTAAGGAATCTTCTCCCATGTCTCTTTGCTATAGTAGCTGGCTGCAAGTGCTTCCAGGAATTGCCAGCCCATATTGACTGGAATCCTCCTGAGAATAGTACAACATCAGAGTAATCGGCATATACAGCTTTCTGTAATTCACCATTATCTCTCCTAGTTATAATATCTAAGGCTTGCTTGTCTGATAATTTTGAGTTATAAGACTCTTCACCTTTACGGACTCTCGAGGGCTCAACTAGATCACCGCCCGGTGTCACATTGTACCCATCTTGACTTGTTAGTGAATTAAGGTCATCTATAGCTTCGATCTCAGAGGCTTTTACCTGGGCAACATCTAAGTCACAGTGAATCACTTTAAATGTGAAGTTGGTTATACCATACTTTCTAAAAGCACGGTATAAGACCTTCTCGTATTCGGAGTGGTTCTGATTCAGATATGTTTGCCTGTGTTGTCTCCAACGAGTCTCATAGCATTTAGTTAAACCTACATAGACTTTATTATTAATATTATTTGTAATTGTGTAAACATACATTTGATGTCTCCTAGCTTGGTTCGGGATTAGCATATTAAGTTTGCATAAACCGGATACGTTAGTATACCCTGGTTTAACTTAAACCTAACTTAGCCTTCCCCGATGCTCCTACACTATTATTTTGTGTGTATAGGAACATGCTGGAATAAGCATTAAATGAATAAGGGCATAGTTACATACCCTCTGATATACCCCCTTGGATGATAGCAGTTGATTTAGTTGGTGGGAATGCTAGACGATGAGAGAATCTCTCTCCGTACCCTTCCATCCATTCAGGTTCTCCAACTTCTTTAGCTAGTAGCTTAGAAGCTGTAAGTGTTTCCCTGTCTAGATGTTTGGTAAGCATTTGGTTGAATTGGATAGATTGGAAGTCCCCATATACCCAGTTGTTCATTTGGAAGTACGTGGATTGCCCAAGTTGTCCAAGGCCAATTGCTCTAGATTTCTCAGTGAATGCAATGGTACGCTCAAACCCTGGCTCAGACTTAGCTTTTATAAGCATGTCAGATATCACAGCGTCTAGGAAGAACGTCCCTATTTGCACTGCGTAGGTATCTTTCCACTCATCATGACGTGCTACATTCATAGAAGATAGTACACATGTAAATGAATGGTCTTTGTCTGACATAAGTGTAATCTCTGCACAGAGGTTAGAGTGTCGTACATAGTAGCCAAGGTCTTGATAGATTTTAGGTCGGTTAGCGTTTACTTTATCTAGGAAGAAGAAGTACCCTTTACCTTTGACCATTTTAGTCTTTAGAATCTTTTTCCATATGTGGTCCGCTCTGTCTCTGTCTGTGCGAAATAAGTGTTTATACTCTTCTGTCATGTTCCAACCAATGTTCCAACCATCGTCGTCAGCTATGATTTGATCACAGATTTCATCGAAGTCAGGGTGAAGTACATTAAGGTATTGTCCGACGTTACCTCTTCTAGTACCTTGAGATATGTCTTTCATGTCTTGTACGATACCTGCAGCAGGTTGCATTATACCGTTAGCTGTGCCACCTTTGGAGATAGCAGAACCTCTAGGTCTAATAGGATCTAGACACCATGACGTTCCGTAGCCTCGCTGAGTTAGCTGGGCTATCTCTTTACGAGCTTCATAGAATGATGGGATTGAGTCACCTATGTATGTACCTGAGCAGGCAATAGGGTGGCCACGAGAGTTGCCCATATTTGTTAGTACTGGAGTTGATGGGGATAACCAACCTTTCCATAAGACATCGAAGAAGGCATCAGCCCAGTCTTCGTAGCCTAGGTAAGAGGGTATCTCGAATTCCATTAGCTCTTCAGCACGATCTGCTATGCGTGTGTACATGTCTCTAGGTGTCTCAGCGACGTCTAAATACTCTTGCCCTACTAGGAGTTGGTAACTAGCTGTAGACATCCATATAGGAGCTAAGCCTTCGGTTTGTAGCTGCTTTCTCTGGTGAGATAGTTGCTCATATTTGTTCATGCTTGCCTTTCTGTTTGTATTCTGCCAGTATTATTGACTTAAGTGCAGGATTACCCCACTCATACATATCAGGTATGTTGAGAATGGTAGCCTTGCACTGAACTAGTGCAGTAGCTTCGGCATTAATTGAGTCGTAGTTTTCTTGGTTCACGAATACTACCTCATCAGCCCACACTATTAGTGCTTCGCTAATAGGTATTAATGCGTAGTCGTGTGTACCACATGCACGAGTGTTGTAGCCATACTCCGAACTTAATACATCTGCAGTGGTTGGACTTCTTAAAAGTCCTGCACTACATACAGTTAGTACCCGTTTGCAAGATGTCTGATTAGGATTACTAACATTGTGCATCTGATTCATAGTCCCTTTAATCACCACTGCCTCCTGTAATAAATGGTAGCCTAGTAAAAGAATCAAGTTTCCATGACCTTCTGTACTGGCTTGTACCTGACACGAAGAAGTCGTGCATCTTAATAGAATTAGCACTCTTGTAAAACCAGTCTGCAATAGGGTTATTCCCAATCTCATACATAGGTGCATATCCAAGTAGTTCTAATGTATCATTAGCTCTAGAGCGGATGAATTCTTTAAGCTGTTTACCTGTGATGTCATTTATGGCTAAGTCCCCGCTGAATGTGTAGTCAATGATTGCGTCTTCGTGGGAGATTATCTCTTCTAGTAATAAGTGGATATCATCAGTTAGTCTAGGGATGTTGATGTTCCCACCCTCCTTAGTGTCCTCAGCTATAACTGTCTTGAATAAGTAAGCCGCTACGTTACCGTGAAGTGTCTCGTCCTGTACAACAAAGTCAACACCAGTGATAGTGTTCTTTATTAAGTTATGGCCATTAGACTGGAATGACTTAAGCATTGCAAAGTTACTGAACAATAACACCTGTTCTACCATAGCTACAGTAGCTAATGATAGTGGTTTATTACGTGATAAGTTACTCATAATCCTAGTTAGGAAGTCCAGTTTGGAGCGTAATACGTATATAGTCTGTTGATTCTTTGCAGTCTCTTCAGGGTCTATGTTAAGCACATCTGACATCTTTTGGTAGAAGAAAGCATGGACTGATTTCTCCATACGTGCAATCTCAGTACAGACACCGTCTATCTCAGAGTGAGGATACCATTTTGCAATGTTCTCCCAAACTTCCCCTACTTTCTGTTCAATCTCTACAAATAATTGCAGGGTAACAGTTACCAAGTTGAGTTGTTCGGCTGACATTGTATGGCGATATTGATGTATATCTTTCTCTACTGGTATTTCCTTAGCAGTCCAGCTAACGTCCTGTTGTAGGTCCATTAGCTCCTTTGCTTCAGGGTATAGGTAGAGGCCAAACATTTTATTAGGAGTCTCTATTGGTAGTAGGGTACTCACTAATTTACGCTTTGTCCGCTGCTACTAGTGCTGCACGAGTTGGTGTAACTAACTTCTTAACTTCACCTAGGTACTTACGGATACGTCCTGATGAGGCTTTAGTAGCCTTAGTTGCGTATGCTTCGATCTCAGCTAATGCTAGCTCTAATTGTGTTTTGATTGTGTTTAATTCAGTCATATGAATCCTTAATAATTTTTAATTGAGTCAAAGAAGTAATCTTTAACTTGTTGTGCAACAAATCCTTGAACTTTCTTAAATTCAATTCCTGAGGCTACTATTGTAGGTTGCTCCTCTTTAGCAATATCTTGCATTACCCATTTAAGGACTTGTCCGACATGTTTCTTCTCAGTGGCTCCCATTTCTGTGATACCTTGAGTGATACGCCAAACAGGTGTAAGTTTATCTGCAAGATCAGTTAGTGCTACTTTCTCTTCATCAGAGATAGCTTTCTTACTTGAGTCTGGTGTTTTAGGCCTACCACCAT